TGACTGTGAATATAAACAATTAATTTGCAAACAGATATCGACATATTAATTTACCAGTCCAATTACTATTTAATAGTTATTACTGTATATTACTGTCTTTCGTTGTTAATAATCATGAATTAATAATGAATTTGAAGTCTTTCGAAACTTCAAGATTCGGATGATGACCGCCCCTTGGGGGGTTTGGCGTCTTTCTCGTGTCGAGAATAGGCTTCAGACATTTTTGCTATTTTTTTACGAACTTTATCGTATTTTTTAAGTATTTTAACTGCTTTCTTTCTAGAGAGGCATTCTTGCGCTTTAGTATGCAGTTTTGCTAGTTTTTTGTTTTGCTTGTTCAATAATAATGCTTTCTAAGTTATTAGATAAGCGAGTATACGTTTTTACTACAGTTATTTGTCCTATTAGGACAGAAAAGGTAGCTATAGCCCAAAATATATAATAATAACGCTGTTTATGTTGTTTAGGGGCGTGTTTTTTAGACATGGGTAGTTTAGAATAGGTGTATTAGGAATATCCAATCAGAGGATATTAAGAAGAGGGAATGGTTGGTCGTGAGATCAACGAATTCCCTCTGGGGGTTGGGTCCACCCTTCCCTTCCCCTGTATACGTGAGTGGTCGGTCTAAACCCAGGTAGGGACTGACTTTCCAGTTTCTATACCTCTTGCCTTATCACGTTGTTCTTTATTCATACCCATAACTACATGATTAGCACTATTATGAGGACTTTCAATGAAATCAATAAGGAGAGAATTCCACTCTTCACGTTTACGAAGTTTGATTGCTTCGTTAGCAGATATAGAGAGAGCATCAGTATAATACTTGACACCTTGAGCGAGAGCATCAAGTCTATCATCATGTTTGACTGCACCTTTTTCTCTACACATTCTACTCATTTGATAGAAGAGCATGTATTGGAGTCTTTCTTCAGGTGCAGCATCTGCGTTAGATTTATAATCCCATTCTATAACCGATTTATCAACAATAAGTCTATGCTGATTAAGAACAGGTTCAAGAGAATCAATGATACGGTCTTCTTTTCTAACATTCGCACGTACCTCTTCTACGTCAATTGCTTGATTAGTTTGTTGTAAATGTTTTTTAAATAATTCTGCTACCATACCATCACCAAAGTTTGTCTCTATGACAAGTTTAGTGACGTTATATTTTCTACAACCTTTTAAGATATTGAGAAGGGTTGTATCGGAGTATCCGTCTCGATACGCTCGCATCTCATGAAGATATAAGAATCCATTCTTTTGGGATATAAAGGCGGCAGCTGTTTCATCTGTTCCTCTTCCAGAGGGATCCACACTACAAATTGTTTCTGTGTAAGGGGTCCATTCTCCTTGTAACTGCATAGGAGAGTAAAAGTAGTCTCCTGGGAGTCCGACTGTTGGGAGTTCTTTGATAACGTTAGCGGGATCGGAGCACCATATGCAGTTGTCTGGAGCCTGATTAGGGTTAACAGAAGTGACGACCAGATCAGCCATCTTAAGGGGAAACTTCTCTGCATCAGATAAGCTTGTGTCTAGTTGAAACTGAAGCATATAGTTAGAACGACCCATAGATGCTTCACGTTCTATTAGGTCGTCATTATCAAATCTGTCAGGATCTGTTACTGACCATTCATCAACTCCACTATCTATATCCTCAACTATTTGAGGTGCGAGGAGTCCTTCATATTGACTAAGTTTACCTTTTCTTGGGTATCTACTTGGCCAAACGAACGGACGGTACGAACGCTCTGCCAGCTTACGATACACAGTAAAAGTAGTCTGAGGAGTCCCGAGATACATAATACGGCTATCACTTTTGGGTGTGAGGATGGATTCAGCTTCGGTACAGAGTTGAAGAAGTTTTTCACGCATTAACTCCGTCATGGAGTTTCCAGGAACTTCTATATCGTCCAAAATCATTAAATCGGCTCTGCTTCCTGTTAGCTGTCCAGTGATGCCCACCGACTTTACGCTTGGGGCTTGGTGTGGTGAACAGTTTACGTCGAAGCTGATGCGACTCCAGCGAGAATCGTCTGCTTTCGGTCTGAGATGATTGAGCCATGGTGTTTCAATAATTAGTTTTTGTAAGAAGATTGACATGTTATCCGCACGTTCTTTAGATGCGGAAATGATCATTATTTTTCTTTCACTATCGTTAAAGAGAGTCCAGAGAACAAACGCTCCAGTAATCCAACTTTTACCAACACCACGGAAGGCTTGGATCTGGAGACGTTTCGGACCATGCTGTAAGTAGTCCGCAATTGCATACTGGGCTCTCGTAGGATGTGGTAGGTCAAGTTGCCCCCATAATGCTTGTAAGAATAATTTGAAGTCAGATTTTAAGGCGGTTAAAGTATCATTCATTTCTTATCAAATAAATCTAATTGTTTTATATCAAATTTAGGACCGTATTTTTTCTTTAATTGCTTATTAGTTAAACCTTTTGCTTTATCTAATAGTATTTCTTGTTTCAATTCACTTACATTTTTAAATGCTCTACTTCTTAATGGATCAACCATTTCATCTAGCTGTATATCAAGAACCATATCTTTGATAACTTTATTGACACTTTCTATTTTATAGCCTTCTTTGAAAATATTAGTTGTTCCATCAGCTAAACTTTGAGAAAATGCATCTGTTAGTTTGTCTGGAGATATATTTGAAGATCCAAATACAGCTTGTATTTGATTCATAGCTCTTTTTATCAGAACTTCTCCTTTTTTAACATGTTCAGAATACTCTTTAGCTACTTGTAATCTTCCATCTGGACCTGAATGTAGTATCTTCATTCTTTCTGGAGTAAAGAATTTTTCTCCTTTTTTACCTATTGTATTTTTAAAAAATTGGTTATGTAAAAGATCGTGAGGTTCTTCTAATGCTAACATAAGATTACTTTTCTTAGCAACACCTGTAGCAGGAGCACCAGGAAATAATCCTGTTTTATTTAATAGAGTAGTCATTTCATCCCACTCTTTACTACCATATCTTAATCCATCATATAATGGAGCAGATAAATTCAAACCAAAAATATGATGTAATTCAATAGTAGAAGGATCTATGTTGAATTTCTTTATATATGGTGCATATTCTTTTAAGAATGGTTCTATTAAACGTTTTCTAGTAGATGTAAATTGTTTATGGGGCATGTTCCTATAAGCTACTTGATCCCATCTAGTCTGGAATAATTCCATAACATTTCTATCACTACCAGCTTTTCTCCAAGTATCTAGATTAAAAACACCACCTCTTAAACCACTTCTAGAAAAGTACATTCTAGCTAATTGGGGTACTCCATCACCACTCATAGCCTTAGCACCACCAGTACCACCAGTTACTCCTTCAAATGCTCCTTTAATTGTTCTACCTATTCCTCTTAAACGTTCATAACCCTTACCAAGAACACGAGGAACATCCAGATCATAAACCATAGATGCTTTTTTAATCGCTCTAATACCAGCACCAGTACCAGCTAAAGATTCAGCACCAGGTATAAATTCAGCAGCTATTCCTGCTATTTCATTTTTATCACTTATATAATCTATTAATGCTCTTCTTTTGTCATGTATTCCTGCTGCTTTATCTAATGTAGTAAGAGCATCACTATATAATGAAAGTGGATCATTATAAATAGCATCACCACCACCTGAAAGATGAGAACCTATATTATCTTTTCTCCATTGTGGATTACTCCAAGTACTAATTAATTGAAGTAAAGTTGGATCTTGATAATCTTTGATCTCTGCATTTCTAATTTTTACACCTTTCCTTAAGTCTTCTAAGGTACCTCCACTAACAGCTTCATCGAATTCCTTATTCTCTTCTTTATCCTCTGCATATACCTTATCCATCTCAGCAGATTGTAAGAAGGTAGGTAAATCAGTAGCAGAACCTCCTCTTTTTTCTAGTTTCTCTTTAGCAATATCTGCTCCTTGTTGACCAGTACCTGATCTTCTTCTAAGCTTATCTAGTTGACGCTTCTGAGCTTCTGTAAGTGGTTTCTTATTAGGATCTATTTCAAAGCTTTTAGATTCAAGAGGTTTAGAAGTATCTTGGGTTTCAGGATCCTGTAAATATTCTCCTGATTCCTCTAGTTGCTGACCTTTTGTTTTTCTTTTTCTCTTATTCTTTGGAGATGTATATTGTTTGGAAGCACGAGGAGAACGATACTCTTCATCATTATATCCCATAATTATTTCCTCTGAGCACCGCCTCTAGCACGGTTAGTTTTACGAGATTCAATTGTCATTTTACTGCCTCTATGAGATACATCTTGCTGTGCTCCTGGCTTTACTTTGCGTCGGATCTTCATCAAGTCTCTTCTGTATTTCCGTTTAGCAGGGGTGTTATTTATTTTAGTGTTATCCCTAACATGTTTAGCCCTAGCTTTAGGGTTACTTCGGTAGTATCTAGCTGTCCTACCTGGATTTGGACTTGGTTTTGGTCCCATAGAGTCTATACTGTACGAGTTCTGGATCTATTTTTGGCATGATTTTTGATAACTTATCTAATGTACTACCTTCAGTAGCTACTCCAGTAATATCATTAGTTTTTAACCAATCACATGCAGCTTTTAAGTCTTGAGTAGTAGCCTCACCACTTTTAACTCTCTTAAGAAAGTCTTCAGTGACAAGGTTATGTAACTCATTAAACTTAGCTTCTTCAGCTTTAGCCATTTAACTAAATAATTTATCTTTTACAATTTTTAGTGCCTGGTCATCAAGTTTATTATCAGTTCTCTTTACATAAGCTTCTAGTACATCTACTATGAGCTTCTTCACTGAATCTGATTTAATAAAGGTGAGAAGGATGGGCTTGATTAATAAGGTCATTTGCTTAGGGGATTAAGGTTTTGCCACCATTTCTTAGGTGGTTTTGGTGGAAGTGCTTTTTGTTGAGCTGCAGCTACTTCCGCTTTAAATGCAGCTATAGGAATTACATCACTACACATGTGATATACACGTGTGTTAGGACGTATCATAAACCCTTTCTGTTGTAGTTCAGCACATTTCAATGCTCTAACTAATTCATAATCAAGTTTCATTTTATCTTCCTGTCTTGCTGCTATAGATCTACAACGTTTTAAACCTTCTCTATCTAGGGGTATCATAAAATTAATTTGACCACCCCAGTTCTCAGCCATAGTATAGCTAGAGGGTCTCATACCATCTTCATCAATATC